ATAGAAGCAGGTCTTGACCCCGAAGGACGCGAGCTGCCCAAGATTATGACAGGCGCAATCATACGCCGCAAGTTCAACACGAACATGCTCGACATACCCGGCTCGGATGCTATATCGGTGGCACTTGACCACGTTCGCGAGATGGAAAACTGGTCAGCATTTGCCGAGTATCGCCGCGACCTTGGCACATTGCTGTCGTACAAACGTTTCCGCAACCAAGTCAAGAACATGACAACGATGTACGGCAGCGGCAAGAAGTTGTGGGCGAAATTCTACAACCTCTCAATGTTGGTTGGCGGTGCATACAAGCCTAAAGCCAATGAATTTGACAAGGCATTAGTGAACATGACAAAGTTGGTAACAACATCATGTATCGCATTCCGCGTCAACACCGCGCTCAAACAGCTGCTTTCATATCCGGCATTTGTTCCTGAAGCTAACACGGCACGTTTGCTCTACAACATGACACCAATGCGTCAACGCGAGTGTTGGAAGTGGGCAATGGAGAATATGCCGTCGTTCCAACGCCGTTGGAAATCGCGTCAAGCGGGCAACGAGGTATTGCGTTCATGGGAACATGATTGGAGTTGGACAAACACCAAGTTCATGCAACGACTGCAACGTGGGGGCATGTCAACCAACGCATTCATTGATGCAATGACCGTGGCAATGGGTTCTGAGGCTGTCTATAACGGCAAGTATAAGGAATATATCAAAGACGGCTTTACTGAGGAGCAAGCGCACAAGCAAGCCATTATGGACGCAGAGCAGATATTCAACCTCTCGCAACAATCAAGCGAGCTGCCTTATCTGTCGTTGATGCAAAATGACCGTAGCTATATGACAGCATGCTTCACTGCATTCCGCAACTCTCCGATGAGCTACCTTCGTCAATCAATACAAAGCAAGCGCGAGCTTTACAACAGTCTAACCAATAGGGAAGAGCAAATTGCTTATGAGATTAAGAAAGGTGTGCGCATGGGATTAACAGAAGAACAAGCCGAAAGACGAGCAACCCGACTGTACAACCGCAACCTTGGTCGCAATGTTGTGAAGTCTGCAACATTTGACTTTGTATTGCCGGCACTTTGGACGTATGGACTTACAGGCATTTGGTATGCGATATTCGGCAAGGACAACGACAAGAAAAAGGAGCAAGCCGAAGATGCTTTGAAACGTGGCTTATTCGGTCCACTTGAAGGTTTCACCGGAGGTGGCACAATACCCGATATTTTATATGGTTGGATAAAAGGCACGCGCCCGCGTTTTGACACAGACACATCACCGGCGGCAAGTTTGCTTGAAGACGAGATAACATCAATTAGCAACCGCAAGTATTACGAAGCAGCCAACACCGGAGTACAAACACTTGCAGCGTACAGTTTCGGTGTTAACCCGCAGGTGTTTGAAGACGTGGTTGTGGCAGGACTTGACTACTACGGCACTGACGATAGGAGCATGAAGGATTTTGCTATACTTACAATGCGCGTGTTATCGTGCCCGCAGTCGCAGATTGACCAAGTATATTTTGACGAGCTTGGCATGGATGCACGCGAAGCACAAAGCAAGTCACCGGAGGAGTTAGCAGAGCGTTACGCCCTATACAAAGCACGTCGCTCCAACTTCACAACTCTCTTGGCGATGAGCAAGGAGAAATGGGCATCGGAGCTTGACCGCTTCAACAACTGCTTCAACGAAGAAGCCAAGGTGCGCATATCCAAGCTCACTGACAGTGCTATAAGCGATAGTTTTGACAAGTACGAGGACGAGTATAAACAAGTTAGCCAACGTCTGCGCGAGATTGATGCAAACGGCATGATTGACCGCGCAACCAAGGCACAAGAGATATTCAAATCGCCCGAGGGTCAACGCTACATGCTGTACCAAGGTTTGCACGGCAAACTTGACAAGATGATAAAGTCATGGACAAATGCCGCCACGCCTGAACTTGCAGCCGCCAACGCCGCCGATATTGTCAACTACAAGAGTGCAGCAGTGAGAATGCTTAACAACTACAATGATAAGCAGCGAGCACGCGAAGCACAAAAAGAGTTGATAAACATCGTCAGCGAGTGGGAGAAACGCAACAACAATCAATAGTTAAAATCAAAAAGTTAGAGGCAGAGAGTAACTTTGTCTCTAACTTTTAAACATTATAAGTACAATGATGAGATTGCATAGCATGCGTCGCGTTGGCACTTGTCATGCGACGGAAGAAATGAACACGGTGAAACAGTCAAAGATTACAGACCGTGACGACCGCACACGCGCATTAAACATATTGTTAGAGGTGCAGACATACTACCAGGCAATGGACAGATTTCGTCGCGACCGTGAACGCAACAAGAAATACAACTATGGCGACCAGTGGTCAGACGTGGTTTGTGTGGATGGCAGAATGATGCGCGAGGATAAGTATCTTATGGAACAAGGCAACATTCCGTTGGTGAACAACATGATACGTCGTCTTGTGCGCACCGTTGTAGGCGTGTATCGCGACCAATCAACAGAGCCAACGTGCGTGGCTCGTGACCGCGATGAGCAATCGCTTGGCGAGGTTATGAGTACGTTGTTGCAATATAACATGCAGCTCAACAGAATGAAAGAGCTGTATGCGCGCACCATGGAGGAATATCTTATCAGCGGTCTCATTGTGCATCGCAAATACTATGGGCGCAAGTTCGGCAAAATGGACTGTTGGACGGAGAACGTGCAGCCCAACAACTTCTTTGTTGATACCAATATGCGCGACTTTCGCGGTTGGGATTGCTCGTGTCTCGGCGAGATACACGACATAGACTTTAATACACTGTGTTCACAGTTTGCACGCTCACCACAAGACTATACCCGTTTGGCGGAGATATATCGTGTGGCGCGCAACCGCAGCGCACTTACGCAGGTGTGGCACGACTTCGGCTATTCAAACGCTATGACATCACAGCTTGATTTCCTTATGCCGCTTGACGAGACACGTTGCCGCGTGATTGAGGTGTGGCGCATGGAGAGCAAGCCGCGTTACTTCTGCCACGATTGGAACACCGGCAAGGTTTTCAAATGCGAGGAAGCAGACTACAAGAAGATTGTGGTTGAGGAGAACATGCGCCGTGTGGAGCAAGGCACGTCATTCGGCATGGAGGCGAGCGACATTCCCCTCATTGATGCAAAGTGGTATATTGACAATTATTGGTACTACTACATGCTCTCACCGCAAGGTGACATACTTGACGAGGGCGAGACACCATACGAGCACGGCAGCCACCCTTATGTGTTTAAGGCTTATCCATTTATTGACGGTGAGATACACAGCTTTGTCAGCGATGTCATTGACCAACAACGTTACACAAACCGCTTGATAACGCTTTATGACTGGATAATGCGCGCGAGTGCAAAAGGTGTGCTGATGGTGCCGGTTGACTGCATACCAAAGGGAGTAAGCCCCGAGGATTTTGCCGAAACATGGAGCAGCCCAAGCGGTGTGCTGTTATACACTCCGAGCGCAAAGCACGGCAACGTGCCTCAACAGATTGCATCGAACTCTACCAACATAGGCATAAACGAGTTGCTGAGCTTGCAGCTTAAATTCTTTGAGGAGATTAGCGGCGTGAACGGCGCACTGCAAGGCAAACCCGGCTATAGCGGCATGAGCGCGGCACTCAACAATCAACAAACGCAGAACGCAACGAAGTCTCTGCTTGATTTGTTGGAGTCTTTTAATGAATTTGTGAGCGATGCAGCAAACAAGGATGTGAAGAACATTCAACAATTCTACGATGAAAAGCAGATTGTTGAAATTGCCGGACGTGCAAACCTCTCGAATGTGGAGTTTGATCCCAAGGACGTGTTGAACTCGGAATACAATCTGTCAATAGTGCCGAGCACTGCAACACCGGCATATCGAGCAATGGCGAATGACTTCCTGATGCAGATATGGCAATCGGGACAAATCAATTTGCAGTTGCTCTTGCAGACAGGTGATTTCCCGTTTGCAGACAAGTTGCTGCAAGCATTGCAGTCGCAACAAGAGCAGATGCAGAATGGAGAGACACCGCAAGGCGTGCCGTCGGAACTTCGCGAGCAGGTTGACAAGAATGCCAACATGGATGCAGTCAACCGCCTCAATGCTGCAATGCGCAGTTAGATTGACGCAGCACTCACGGCGCGAGGTGCTTTTATGCGCTTGAATAAATCGCGCTCCGTCTCGGCAACCGCAGGAAGCGGCATTTCATTGAAACATATATGAAGCCCAATGGCTCGTGTCATTAGTAGGTCATCATGTTCGCCTATGATTGCACCATACGAGCCGTTGGGCTTTCTTTCGTATGCAAGGAACTCATCCAAGCAGCGAGAGTCTGCTTCAACATAAGCGTGTTCACGCACATACTTCACAAGACCGCTTATAATCATCGGCTTTGTGTATGTGTTGGTGTGGAAGCCGTATTTGCGAGGCAACCCCTGTCGAATATCCTCCTCTGACTGACGGCGAGCATAGAGGTTGGGGTAAATCTCTTTTATCTGGTTGAGAATGTATTGTGATTGGTCACCGTCAACTTGTCGCTCCTTGTCATGTGTTTCGAGCGTATTGCTTTCGATAACGAGCAAGGAGTTGTCATAATATGCGGCTATCTGAGCCGCTTTCCATGCCAAGAGGTCAATGTCTATGTGTCCGCGCCACTGAGCGACAACGGCAGGTTTCTCACCGTCCATCATCGCTATTCGGTCAAATACAACAATCACAGACCAGTCGGCTTTGTTTGAACGTCCGCCGACATCAACAACAGTTAGATAGCGGTCGGTTATAGTCTCGGTGTCGTTGGGGTCTGGAGTGTCGGGCAGTGACCATACCCACAGCACACCTTGCTTATCCTCAGCAAATCGCAAATCTGTGAGTGCATCAACACCTGAATTTGAGCGTCCGTAAATATCACCCACATGCAACGGTTGACGGCAAGCGGGGCGAAACTTCTCAACGAGGTATTTGTCAAACACACATGCTCCTGAGTTGACAAAAGCCTCAATGTCGTCAGATGGACATTCGGCAGCCATAGAGCCGTGTTCGGTGTGCTTGCTGCGCTCAACAATATACCAATTTATACCTTCGAGCGTTGCGCCCAAATTCCACAACCACCACAAATACTTGCCCGGTTCTTCGCGGTTCGACGGAGCATTGGCATTGTTGCGGTTCTCATACAGTTGCCGAGCAAACTCCGCTCGTGCTTTGTCATTGTCAAATGGTATGACGTTCCAGTCAATATCATACCACGGCACAAACAAGCGTTTGAACTGTGAGCGCGGATTGTCACGCGCATCAACATACTCCTTGTGAAAAAAGTTGCCGTGTCCATTTGCCGTTGACTCGTAAACTATCATTGTGCCGGGGCGGTTGAGCACACCACCGCAAGCGGAGCGCACAATGTCTGCGGGCTTTTTGCCCTCGGTCTCTTTCCATATACCAACCTCGGAGAGATGCACAAGAGCGTAATCACCGCCACGGCAAGAGTCCGGTCTCTCGGCAGTACCAATCTTAATTTTGCACTCGCGTTGCGGCACACGGAAGATTGAGCCCGACTTACCAACGCCAACCATTTTTGGCTCGTTGTCAGGATATGCTTCGCCCAAACGGTGCAGCATCGCCAAAGGATAGTTCTTAACCATGCGGTCAAACATATCCTTAATCTCATCGGAGGCTGTTCCCTGATGTGCAATGATAAGGGAGTTAAGTCCATAACGCTGCGTGAACTGCATCCACGCCATGTAAAGCTGAGAGGTAGTTGAACCACCCCACTGACGAGCCTTGAGCAAAACAAGGCGTATCGGCTTGCCGGCTAAACGGAAGCCCTCCAATACATTTACGAACTTGCGCTGAGGGTAAGACAATCTGAACAATATCTCGGGGTCTCCGTCAATGTTTTTGTTTTTGATGTATGCGAACACAGCCGCCCAAAACGGGAAGTCGAAGCGGCAGCGTATGCGCGTGAACTGGTCAACGACATGCGTGCGTGATGATGCATCCGGCTCAACTTCCAATTCTTTGCGAATAAACTCATCAAGCGAGCCTATGCGTTTGAGTGCTTTAACCATGGGCACGGCAAGCATAGGACGAGGTATCCATTGTCGGTGTATGGGGAAGTCGGGAATTTCAAGCAGCACGCGTTCACCGAGCGAGCCTTTGCCGGTTACGGGATTGAACGGCGCATGTATCACAGCGTTGCGCCGCTCATTCTCGGCAAGTATCTTATAAATAGGATTGGTACTCTTGTCGTTGTTTATTGAAGATTTCATCATAATAGCCGTTTTTGATTTTGTAGATAACATCAAGAGCTGAGCGCGGCAGCATGTAGAACTTTGGTGCAGGGCAGTTAACAGCCTTTGCCGTGAGGTCACGGATAGACATGTCCGGATATTTTTGTTGCAGCTGCACAACATGCTCGTAGATTGCGGTGAACATTTCACGCTTTGTGGGGCGCATGTTCTTAGGCAGACCGCGACCCGACATCATTGCGCCAATGACAATTGCAGCGCGGTCTTCAGACACCCAAAACCGAGATGCCGGCATATTCACCAATGCCGCGCCTATGTCATACACTTTTATGTGTTTGGCAATGCCGAGTTGATAGCGATAAGCCTTTATCAGTTCATCATTCCGTCTTTTCGTAAATCTTAAAATACTTCCGTGTGGCTTCATTAAGTTATTTTATAAGGTGTTATACACCTTAAATTTACTCATTTTGTCAGTCAGAACATAAAACACAAACACGCTATAAATGCATTATTTTTGTCAAAAAAATAAAGTACAACCTAATACAACTTTGTTATGGCTGAAACACAGACAGTTAAGAGCAAGCGTGACATCCTCGGCGAGCGATTGAAAGCGAAATACCCCGACCGCGAGTATGCCGATGATGAGGCTTTATTCGGTCAAATCAATGATGATTATGACGAATATGATAATAAGTTGAAGGGCTACAAGGATAGTGAGGCAAAGTTCGCAGGAATGATTAATCAGTATCCTCAGAGCGCACAATTTATTGCAGACATGGCTAACGGCAAAAACCCATGGGTTGCCATGGTTGAGCAGTTGGGTATTGACGGCATCACCGACATCTTTGAAAATCCTCAATACAAAGAGGAGATTGCCAAAGCACAAGACGATTATCTTGAGCGCAAGACAAAGAACGATGAACTTGCAAATGAATACGAGAACAACATTGACGAGACAATAAAAATGCTCGAGGCTGTGCAACAGGAGAAAAACCTGTCAGACGAGCAGGTTGATGAGGTGTGGGCTAAAATCGTGCAGATAGCCAACGATGCTATTGTAGGCAAAGCCTCGCGTGAGACTTTTGACATGGTTTCAAAAGCAATCAACCACGACACCGATGTTGAGCAAGCTCGTGACGAGGGCAAAATCAGCGGACGCAACGAGCGCATTGTTGCGAAGCTCAACAAGGAGAAAACCGCTGACGGTGTTCCCAACCTTGCAGGTACTAACAATGCACCGACACGCAAGCGAAGCAGCAGCATATTTGACATTGCAGCCGCAGCACGTTAAGACATTCACTCATGGCGATAGAAGAACATATACAATTCCCTACCCAACGACCGCAAGTGCCGACAAAAGGCAGCGCGGGGTTGGCGACACAATGCCCCGGAGCAGCGGTGACTGTCAGCAGCATGGCGGCGGCAAGCGGCGGCATTCACCCCGGAGCACTGATAGAGACTAATCATTACAAACCATAAAATAATTATTTAAAATGGCAGAAGAAACTGTAAATGTGGGCACAGGCGCAGCAACTACGCCCGCCCCCGGTAGTGCCTGGTTATCAACCCAAGTACCCGGTCAAGCCACCACCGTCAGCAGTGTTGCACAAGCAACCGACGGCATTGCCCCCGGCAATCTTGAGGATACTTACATTGACGACCAAATTTTTGCGTTCCAAAGCGAAGATACTGCGTTGATGTCACTAATGCTCAAAGCCAAGAAAGTAACGGTCAACTCTCCGATAGTTGAACACTACATGATTGACGAGCAACGTTCAACCTTTGAAACCACGGCAGCAGTGACAGCAGGGGCAAGCAACAACTTTGTCCTGCCGCTCCCGGCAAACGACCAAGCCATCTTGCGTGACTACCACACAGTCCTTGTTAAGGATGTTGACGGTTACAGCGAGGACGGTCAAACCAAAACACCCGGCAAAGACCTCATGCTCTTTGTTACAGGTCACGACACCGTTTCGGGCAACCCCGTTGTTCGCGCCGTTAACGGTCCGAAAGCATCATCAACAGATACTTTCTGCACCACACCTGCAATCCCTGCCGGTTCAAAAATTAAACTTCTTGCAAACGCTCTTTACGAGACACAAAAAGAAGTTGACCCCGACCTCATCGTTCCGCAACCCACGCAGGTGTATCTGCAAAAACGCGGTATGAACCAAGTGGTATCAGACTACTTCGACGCACAGAAAAAACGCGTACCCTTTACTCAAAGCATTATCGCTGAGCAAGCCATCCTCAACTTCAAACGTGCAGGTAACCGCACACTTTGGGCAGGGCGCAAAGGCGCATTCCCCGTGCGTGTTCCCAAACTCGGCGAACAAATGGTTTACACCACAGAGGGAGCTCGTTGGCAATTCAAACGTGAACTTCGCCACACCGGCAAATGGACAATTGAGAAATTCATTGCCCTCGCCAAGATGTTCTACACAGGCGAAGACGTGCCCCAAAACGCAATCCTGCTTGCAGGTAAAAACCTCCTCGAAGAAATTCAGTGCATCGACTACTCGAAGCACCCCGAAATTCAAATCATCTCAACCACAAACACAATTGGTTGGGTTGTTACACGCATCCACACCGTTTACGGTGACATTGACATCAAACGCGAACCCACCCTTGACGTTTTGGGTTGGAGCAATAGTGGTGCTCTCCTCGGCGAAGACCGCCTTGTGCACTACACCTACTCTAACCAACACGAGTTTAGCGACCGTGTTGACGGTGAAGAAGCAACTCGCAAAGGTGTCGTTATCTGGGACGGTCTCGCACTCAAAGGCTCATGCCACATCTGGATTGACGGCGAGGGCGAACCCGCTAACGCTGACAGCGTGACATACGAGCTTTGGGACAGCGCAGAAGCCCCTGCTGATGATGACCTTGTAGAAGGTTGCGTTTACTACCTCATCCAAGATTGCCCCGGCATTAGTGCAAGCGCACAAAGTGGTCAAATGTGGCAATACAAAGACGGTAAATGGACTGAGTACACAGGCACGGTGACAGCAGCATAAAAATGCTGAGCTTATTGTATTGTAGTTAATTGAGGCGATTGGCAAAGCCGTGCGAGCTGCGCCTGTCGCCTCTATTTATAAAAACAAGTAAAACAGATATGGAACTTAAAACATACGGCGTTGACAATCTCATGGACTGGGATGCTGAGATTGAAACAGGCAAAGCCAAAGTGAGAGTACACTTCACCGGAGGCACTGCAACGGCATACGGCGTTACTCCGGCGTTGTACACTACAAACAACCCATTCATCCAAGCTGTCATTGAGAACAGCAACTATTTCAAGACAAAACGCATCAAGCTGATACGCAAGAGCGGCACACCCGATGTGAAAGTCAAAAAGACTGCCGCAGTTGCCACCGCTGCTCAAACTGCTCCCGAGGCGACCACACCCGAACCCGAACCTGAAGAAGAAACACAGAGCGCAGAGACAGAACCTCAAGAAGAGCATGTCGAAGGCGATGCAACCGACAATGTAGCCACTGACGAAGTTGCACTGACCGAGGTTGAAGTGTCGTGTTTGACCGATGCTCAAGTTTATCTGAAAGAGAACTTCGGCATAGCCACGAGCAAAGCTCGCAGCAAAGCAGCAGCTCAGAGCCTCGCCAACGAGCACGGCATCACATTCGTTTACCCGACAGTGGAATAATCATTTGAGTTATGGCGACGAAGGGAGTACAGGCAATCATGGAGGATGTGCGAATAGCACTTGACCGCAACAATTGCAGCTGCGAGCTGTTTGACGACATCGACACGACCACTCTTGACGACATCATCAAGTCAAATATTGTCAAGGGTGTGCGCGCTGTTCATGCCGTTGCTCCGTACTATATGTTGGAGCAGGGGCACAACATGGCAGATGCAGACACAGACACAACCGAGGGAACTGCTCCGGGCTTGTCAATATACTGGAACGGTGACGAGTACGACGCTACCGGAAAGCTAATAGCGCAGACCGGTGACACATTCGGATATGTTGCACTGCCTAAAGACTTCCAACGCTTGGTGGTGTTCCAACTCAGTGATTGGGAGCGACCGGTGTATAACGCCATTTCCGTTGACGACCCCGAGTATGCCAAACAGAGATCGCGCTTTAAGGGCATACGCGGCACGGCACAGAAGCCTGTGTGCGCCATAGGAGTGCGCCCCGAGGGGCTTGTGCTTGAATTTTATTCGTGCAAGAGCCGCTCAGTCACCGTGAAGCGCGCTGTGTACATCCCGCTTGCCGAGATTGACGCTGGCGACAATGTTGACTTGTCGGAGCGTTGTTATGCGGCAATAGTGTATAAGATTGCGGCACTCACTCTCTTTGCTATCGGCGAGGGCGAGCGCGGCAAACTCTTTGAAGAACTATCGAAAGCAGAATTTGTGCAATAAGCAATGAGCAACTATATCCCACGCAACACATTGGACGGTGACATTGCCGTTGGGCGCAACATAGCGAGCGGCGGTAATGCCACCATCATGGGCACGGCAACAATCGGGCATGACTTGATTGTGCAAGGCACTATTGATGCAGCAGACATCAAGGGAGCTAACAAGGGATTATTTGCAAGCCTTGACGAGCTGAAAGCCGCGTATCAGCATCCGCAGAGCGGTTGGACGGCATTGGTGGGCGAGAGTTTGCCGGCAGAGCTTTATCGTGCCTATGACGGCAAGTGGATAGACACAGGCACGGAGGCAGGATATGCCGACCTCATGGGCACGCTCTCAAAGGAGACGCTTGCCACGTTGGCACAATACTTTCTCTCGAAGCTCACCGACGACAAAGCCCAAGGGCTTATCACTTTTTTGAAGGGGCTGAACGTTGGCGAGTATGTGAAGTCAATGACAGCCGGCAAAGGCGCGGGCATAGACGAGAACGGCAACGCCCAAGTTGAGAGCATAGAGGTGCGCAGCTACATGCGTGTGCTTGAGCTTATCATGAACCGCGTTACAGCCACCGAGAGCGAGTATAACTTCACTGACAGCGGCACGATCGAGAAAGTGCAGTTGGTTGAAGCGGGCACATATCTACTGACTTTGCGCAAGCGTTGGGAGTACGACTTCACATCGTTCAAGGAAAATGACGTGGTATATGGCTCAATGAACACGCTGCTCTCTGACGGCAGCTACATCACATCATGGTTTAGGGTGTTGGCGGTTGACACGTCGGCAAACACAATCACGGTGGGGCTGTACGCGGACAGCTCTGTTCCGGCAGGAAAGAACTACGCACCAGTTAAGGGTATGACGATATGCCGACGCGGCAACGCTCTTGACGAGGATAGGCAGAGCTGTTGGTATATATCAAGTCTTGAGGGTGTGATAATGTATCTTGAGGGTGTGACAAAGCCCATACTTG